CAATAGGATAGTACGAGCGTGGGTAATCAACATCTTTTTTTCAAAAAATAGCCATTTTTTAACTTGATGGGAAAATTTGAATATTGTAGAATTATGTATTTTTTCGACAACTTGCAAAATGTCTATTTTTTCATGACATGATTTTTTTATAAAATGTTTGAAAAAATGGATCGACTCTTTTTAGTTTTTATTTGGAAATATGTTTCCCCACTTATAAAAAGTGTAGATGAAGAGACACACGAAAAATAATCCAAAAAAGTCAGAAGCAAGATTACCAAAATATGCCGATGTCGATAATATTGACTATAGAGTTGGAGTTCATCGTGAGATAGTTAAGAGAAAATTTAGAATTAATGGAGAACCAGTAATTAAGTCAGATCCAATTTTAGTATATGTAAGAATTTATTCTGGTGCTGGTAATAAAGTAAATGTATTAAGTACAAGACAAATTCCATCAGGTGAAAATTCAACAGATTATTATGATAATCTAAGAGAGATATATATGACTTCGATATATAATAGAGGATTTTTAGATTTTATGACCAGAACAAAGTTCGAAGAAACTCAAGAACATAATTATACTGCAACAATGAATTTTGAAAATTATAAGATATTATCAGATTCAGTACTAAATGGTTTATATGTAAATAATAAGGATTTCTTTGATATGGGATTCTTAGATATAGATATATATGTACATCATGCTAGTTTAACTAGTTTATTTGATAATATATACAATGGAGAAGAATTTTATAGAAATCCAGAAAATAAGAGAGAATTCATAAATTATACACAACCAGAGATAGAAGAAATATTAAAAAATTATAAGTTGTATGAGTATGTTCCATTGGAATTACCATATGTGCATTTCGATAATAATATACCTAAATATGGAACTACTTGCATAACCAATATGTTGATAGAAAATTACTGCACAGGAAATGGTAAAGGAATAGCAAAAAGTAGTATAGAGAAACATTTCAATAGAAGTACAATGGAAGAATTATTATCATTTGTTAGAAAATATAATATTTACACTACAGTAGTAGATGTATTCGGTAATGTATTAATTAGAACAGAATTACCACAAACGAAGAGTAGAAAGAAAGATTTGATATGTATGACATTCAACAATCATGTTTATGTATATACTAAGAGATGTATAGCAGGAACAAATCCATCAATGGAAGTAAAAAAGTATAATGATAATTTATATGTAACAAACGAAGTATTGAATAGATTTCAAGATGAAGACGATGAAATGACAAAAGCAAAAGTAGAATTTATTAGACCATTTACTAGTAATATGTCATATAAATCAGAAGCAAGAGTATGTACTAAATCATTGAAGTATCTAAGTGAAAAGATAAAAGGAAAGAAGATTTCATGTGTTAATCCAAGAGATTTAAATAAAGAAATTATTACAGTTAAGTATGATAAAGAGTATAACTTATACAAATATAAGGTAAAAGAAGAAATAACTTATACAAATATATTTTATATGATTGAAATTGATATGAAGAAAGCATTTCATAACACTATGATTAACTTAATGGATTCAAGAATTCAGATTCCAGTATTTGCAGTTGATTCAATTATTAAAGAGTATAATAATGAAGATATTCATGATTCTAACATATATTACTTAAAAGAAGAAGCATTACATAATGATGAATTAATAAAAAGAGGAGTATATTCTAATTATCATCATGGATTCATTATTAACTATTTATTGAAAAAGAAATTAATCAAAAAAGAGGATATCACTCATTATAAACCATTCAATAAATTATATCACATAAATGTATATAGAGAAAGAATAGAAGAGATAATTAGAAAATACAATTTATGTCATAATGATGAAGAATCAAAAGAGAAGATAGATACAGCAAAAGAAATATTTGAAGCACTAAATGAGTTATATGAAGATATACCAGAAGATGAGAAATTAGAATATATCAAGTTAAGAAATAAAAAGTTATTTAAGTTAAGAAAGAAGTTCAATTCTATTCAATCATTCAAAGATAACTATATGTTATATAATGGTCTTTCCGGTATGCAATATACTAAACCTAAATGTATATCAGTAAGAGTACATAAAGATAACGCAGATGAAGAAATAAAGAATTTACAAATAAAGAATAAAGATTTAGTAATTAATGAGATATTTGATGAAGAAGAATATATAGAAGTAAGTAAGAAACATAAATCATCGTATAAGTATGTTAATAATAGAAATATCTATGATTACTGTATTTCAGCAACTAATTTGCAATTATTAAAGTCGTATGATAGATTCATAAAGAGAAATAAGAAACTATATGTTTGTAGAATTAACACTGATTGTATTACTTTCTTATTTAGAAAAGAAGATTATATTGTATTGGATCAATTTCTAGAAGATAATTTCAAGTTCAAAGAAGTATATTATGATACAGTTATGAAAACAACAAATAATATTAACTTTACTGATCCTGAAGAAGTGCTAAACAATATGTATAATGAATTACTAATAATGAATAAGAACACAACTACATATATTGGTGGACCAGGAACAGGAAAGACTCATTCAGTAAAAAATAACCATAAGTATGATTTTGCTATGACAATATCAAATGTATGTTGTAGAAATATGGATACAGAAGATGTAAAGGCAGATACTATATTCTCTTACTTTCAAGAAAATGATAAAGATTTACATGTATCAAAGAGATTAAGAAAGTTTTATAATAAGACTATTTGGTTTGATGAATTCTCTATGTTAGATATTGAATACTTTAATTATATATTTCTATTAACTAACACTAAGAATGCAAAAATTATAATTTCAGGTGATCCAAATCAGATTAGACCATTTCATAGCAAACAAATAGATGTTAATCATGTATTCTTTCAATTCTTATTCTTTAATGGAGAAACACTAGAGAAGAATTATAGAGTTATTAAACATTGTGATGGTGAAGAGATAATTGATAGCGATGGAAAGAATTTATTAGATCTATCAGAATTAGTGTTAAACAACTTAGAAGATAAAGATAACTGCGTAGAACAAATACAACAATATTACAAGATAGACGAAATAAACAAGGTAAATATTCACCTAACATTTAATAGAGATACAAGAAATATGATTAATAATTATATATACAAAGAAAACAATCACAAAATAGTATTCAATAAAGATAAATTAGAATTAACTAAAGGATTAAGATTAATAGTAGATGATGCATGTAAGAAGAATGAGATTTACAAATCTATGATTTATGAAGTAAAAGAAGATATTAATAAAATAAGAAGTAAAGATAAATTAGTATTAAGAAATGTTAGCTTAAACAAAGATGAAGAAATAGATGAAGAAATGATACAAAATATGTGTTTAGGATTTGCGATTACTACTCACTCATCACAAGGATTAACTATTAGAGAGAAATGTTGTATACATCAAGCAGAAAAAATGATACATGTTGATCCTAAGATATTATATACTGCGATTACTAGATTAACTAAGTTATCAGATTTAGTATTGATAAAAGATAAATTTACATATGAAAACGATAAATTAATGGAGATTAAAAAAATAAATTAGTGCGTCAACATCACTAGGTTGAGTTATAATTCAAGCAATTCTTCAATAGATGGAAGATTATTAGCAATACAATATTTAGATTTATGTGATTCTAAGAATTGTTCATGAACCATTTGTCCACAAGAACATTGTACTTTTTTAGGATTAATAATCATATCGTTTAAGATACATTCTTCTCCATACTTTTCTACTAATTTTAACTGATATTTATAGACTAATGATTCGATATCTTCTTTTGATTTCTTATCCGGATATCTACAACAAACTAATGAAGCAAAGTTATCTTTAACATGTTCAACTAATTTCTTGTATGGACATTCTCCAGTGTTCTTTGATTTGAATTCAGTAAAGTTATAAATTAGTGCTACTCCATTTAGTTTACTAAACCATGGAACTTTACTCACGAAATACTTATTGTTCTTTGCATCACTGATCACTACTAAGTTATACTCGATTTCTCTCGCCATTGTTTTATTGAGGAAGGAAAATTAATATTAAAAAAGTAACTCTTGCTATATTAACTTCAGCTAAAGTTATAAATAAATATCAGTCATATTCACTACTAATTTATCAAAAAGCAAATCACGATCTAATCCTTTCAATCCATTTTCTCTAATATACTTATCTCTCATATCATTCATTATTTTTTCAAATTTTTCAATTGTATAATCATCTGAATATCTTAAGTAAAGTCCAACCCATCTACCACAAGTATTTATTAAAGACGAATATCGCTGAAATTGCTCAGAATTATAGTGTACTTGTCTACGATTATCTTCATCTAACCATTTATTCATTAGTATTACAAGATAAGGAAATTCTTGATCTGATTCAACTCTGTATTTCATTGGTATATATTCAAGTTGTTCATCTGGTAATTTACCATATGAGTCAAAGTAAGTAACTACATTATTTTTCTTGTGTAGACCAATCCAATGACCATAATTAGTAGAAGACAAGTAATTAAGTAAAACATAGTTAGTAGCAAATATGTCTTCCAAATTACTGTACATGTGAATATCTGTATATGGTATTAGTGTTACTGGTTTACCTGACACTATAGCTACCTGTTCGTTATCTAGTGAAATATCCATTTAGTAATAAAAAATAATATAATTAAGATTTTAATATTAAGAGTGTGTCAACTTCGTAAAGTTGGATTATTCGATAATGTCTGGCATACCAATAATAGCTTTTCGCTTTCGTGGTTTGTACATGAATGATTCAGGATGTTCTGCTTTTATTTCTTTCAACGCAGATTTCATCATTAATACATTAGCTGCATCTTGATATCTATCGTTATATAATCCAGCCAAAATACTCACTATTTCACTCTTAGCAGCAGCATTAGTAAACTTCTTTCCTTTAATAGCTTTATTTGCTAGCATATATGGTACAAGATGAGGATTTACTTCCTTTTTTTGTCGTTTAGGTGCTTGTCCTCTTGGATATTTGTTCTTAGAACCCAATGGTCTACCGCGAGCTCCACCAACAATTCCATTACCAAGATACATACTAACCATATCTTCTAGTCCTTCGTGTTCGCAATGTCCGCATTCAGAGCATCCACCACGTCTCATTTTCCTACGACCACCAACAATTCCTGATCCATAAGACTGTTGTTCCATCGCATATTTTAGTGCTTTGCGTAAGTCCATTTATATTACTAACTAAAAAATAATTTAATAATATGCATATTATTTCTTCTTTGGTAGACGTTTTTTAGTAACTCCAGCTGATGGTGCAATCATATAAGCACCTTTTTCATAGAATACGTAAGCAGGATAATTTTTGTGTAGTGTAACCCATCTAGAAGGTAAGTCCATAATTCTCTGTATTTGATCTTTATTCAATCCACCATATGCCTTTAAGAAATTGTTAATTTGATATGATGAACCAGATCTAGGATAAAATGTGACAGTCTGTGCTTCATTAATCATTCCTCTAGTAAGCTTATAATTCATAAGTAAATGAGAAGTAGCAGCAACTGATACTCTATCATGTCTACCAATTTCCATGCAATCATCTCGTAATTTCTGTACTGCTTTCAATAATCTATTATCTGTAATAGTATCGATGTCATCAAATACAACTAAACAATCTTTAAATTCAGATACATTAATTGGATTATCAATGATATTTTCTTCACTGATCTCAATACGTATTGGTTTAAATTTGTCAAATGCTGGATCTTTTACTACTTTAGAAATCACAACTACGTCATTCTTAGGAAAAGTCATCTTATAGTTTTTTATGTATTTACCAATGTAAGTAGATTTACCACTTCCTGATGGTCCAGCAACAAATAATACATCTCTTTCATTACGCAAATTTGGCATTGGTTCTAGACTACCATCATCTATAATGAATTCAGTTTCTGCTTTTTTCTTTGCTTTACTAATTAGTTGATGAGGTACTTCAAATCCATTATTTTTTAGACCACACCTAGACGAGAAGAATTGCTCAATTTCATCTTCTGATATAAAATCAAAAATATCTATTTCTTCGTTTTCCGTATATACTTCTTCATGTAAATCTTTATCTTCGGGAAGTATCATGTTTATTGTCGAATATCTACCATTGTTAACTATTTTTGCGATTGGTATGCCTGCTTTGGTTGATAACATTATTCGAAATTTACAAAATATATTTATTATCTAGGAAAATATTATTTTATTTTTTATCTACCACCTTAAATGGATAGAACGATACTAAGTAGAAATAAAGTTGGAAGCAACAACACACTCCAACAGAAACACGTAGTAGAAGGTGTTGACAATCGATTGTCTTCACCAGATAACGTGTATTCTAACATTCTATTGTCAAACGATGAAACAAATAAAGCACAAATCGCACAGTTTAACGTTACGCGTAGTGAAAGTTATCTACCAAAAGCTAACGATTATTATATGGCTGTCGCACGATTTGAAATCCCAAATAATAACATACCACTATTTATCTTTAAAGAGCAAACATACGGTATTTGCATGGTAAATGGTGCTGCTTCATCAACTGTATATTGTACATTAAACCCTGCACCAGGTAATCTGAATAGGGCAATATATAGCGTACAAACATTTTTAGATACAGTCAACATAGCCATCGAAACAGCATGTACAGCTGTAGGAATCGCAGATATACCAAGAGTATACTTAGAATTACCTTCACAGCTACAAAAAATACGATTTAGCTCTAACGCTAATTGGTTGGGTTCGGGCACGACTCCTGTATGGCAATTATGGATGAATTGGGAATTATTTTACTTCTTCCAAACAATGCAAGTATATTTCACTGGATCGTACATAGGACAATTACTTGTTCCTCCACCACCTCCAGGTAATAATTTATACGACGCAAAAGGGTATAGGATTTTAGTAAAAGACAACTATAATGGAAATTACGTGGCTGGTACGTCGTACACAATGTCACAAGAAACACCATTACTAGCTCTGTATATATCTATACTAAACTTAATCGTTGCGACATCATCTCTCCCAATTAATGGTGAATTAATCTCTGTCAGACAGGGAAGCACTTCAGCCACATTTAACACTATTGCAGATTTCGCACCAGGTCAGGTTGCAAATTATTCAGATAACTTTACTCCATATATCTATAACCCATCATTTTACAGATTAATTGATTTAAATTCAGCAAGTTCACTAAATAAAATTGATTTCACTATTTATTACAGTGATGCAGATAATAATATTTCACCTCTGTACTTATTGCCAACACAGAAACTAACAGTAAAATTAGTATTTGTAAAGAAAGCATTGTACAACAACGAATACTCGTAATAACAAATTATTGTCTTATTTTTATTTTTTTATACCTAACTACTAAATGGCTGAACATCTATATAAGATTCTTGATCCTAGATTGGATCTCAGACGACCAACTACTTTTGCTATTGAAGATGGTGCTCGCTTGGTAAATTTTGAAGTGACTAATACTGCTTCATCTGGTGCTGGAGGTAGTTCGCTTACATGGTCTAGTGCTAATCCACCAGGTCCAGGAGTAGTTGTTGACAAAAAGATTATTGTAGCACTTACTTATCGTCTTGACTTTACTCGTACATCTACTGGAGTTGCTGATGCTGGACAACCCGTTATTGGATTTGAAAGAGCTCCTGATGCTCCACCACTAGTAGATCCTATGGTTCCTGGTTTATGGAAAACAGATAGAGTTAGACCACTTGGTACTGATGCTCCTAGATTCTTACCAATTGCACAAACTACATCTGTTATGAATGTAACTATTAATAATGCTAATGCTAATGGTGCAGTTTATGACTGGATTGAACCACTTATGAGATATACTGGTAATCGTGATTGGTGTGAAACTCAGCTTTCATTGGCACCTGCTACTCAAGATCAATATCAAGCATATGGAGATTGGTTTACTTATGGTGCTTCTCGTAACGTATTAGCTGGATATGGTGAAAATCCATATGAGACTTTGCGTGGTGGATATCCATTAATTTGGGTTGAACGTAATGATTTAATGACTGATGTAGTAGATTCTATAGGATATGCTGTAGTATATTTGACTTCTTATGAACCAGTATTTATCTCTCCTGCTGATTTCGGTATGGCTAATCAACGTGGATTTTATGGAGTTAAAAACTTCAGACTTGTGTTGAATACTACTGGTGATTTATCTCGTGTATGGTCACACAATGGAGATGTAGCTAAGGGGGGTTGGCCTGTAGATTTAAGAGTACAAATTGCTGGTGGAGCTAACCTAGATCCTACTGGAGTAACTTATAGTTGTGGCTTATCTACTGGATTACCTGCTCTTTATTTTACTTATTTGACTCCAAAGATACTAGAAACTCCATACAATCTTAACACTTATCCTTATTTCTATCTTCAAGATGAAGTTGCTGAGGTAGCTAGAACAGTTGATTCATTTGCACAATCAGTATACAAAACTAATTCATTTCAATTAAATACTGTACCAAAATATCTGTATGTGTATGTTAGAAAAAATAATGCTACTCGTACATTCAATGATACTGATACTTATGCATACATTAGTAATTTGAGTATTACTTTTGCTAATAATCCTAATCAACTTTCTAACGCACAACCTAATCAGTTGTATTCTATGTCAGTAAAGAATGGATGTAAATTATCATGGGCTCAATGGACTAAGTATGTTGGATCTGTAATTTGTGTTGATTTCTCACAAGATATCTCGTTGCCAGACAATACGTTTGTTGGACAAAAAGATGCTAATAATCAGTTGACTGTACAAGTTACGTTTACTAATATTTCTGATGAAGATGCAGTTAATTTCGCTGTATATACTGTTCCAGTATTCGATGGAGTATTTGATATTACTGCTGGTCAAGCTCAAGCTGTTGAAGGAATTACTACTATTAATGAATACATTAACGCTTCATCTATTCCATATGGTGATTATAACGAACATCATAATTTCTATGGAGGTAATTTCGGAAGTAAACTTAGACAATACATACCAAAAGCAGCTAAGGCAGTAGCACAATATGGACCTAAAGTAGCTAAATTGGCTGCTGATTATGCACCTACTGTTGCTAAATATGTAGCTCCAGTTGTAGCTCCTAGATTTGCTCCAGTTATTGAGAAGGGAGTAGACGCTGCTTCTGATATTATTCATAAATTAGTAGGATCTGGTTATTCTCAAGCACAAGCCAAGAAAATGTTGAAAGACGGTTCTTATGTACATGCTATGCAACGAGGTGGAGCTAGAGTAGGTAAAAAAGCTATGAAATCACAACAAAGTAGACTAATTCAACGTTCTATTGGATACTAACAACGTAGCGATGTTGACACGCTTATAATTGATAAAATAATAAATATGTTTTTTATTACAAAATGTGGAACGCGTATAAAACTGAAGGAAAGTCTTTGCCAAATAAGGATATCCGTGTTAATAACTTGCAAGTAGATGGTGAATTAGAATTTAGTAATTTCCAATCTTTTGATGCTATTGTAACTCAAGAAAGTGGTGGAACAGTTACTGCTACTATTGAAGTATTACAAATTGGTGATATTATTAATCTTTACATTCCTCAATTATCTGTAAATGCTGGTTCATATACACAACAATATAAGTCAATTCCTATTCCACTAGCTTATAGACCATTATCAGCAAATCAATCACAAGCAATAGTTACTAGACAAAATGATACTCCTGGAGTTGGTAGTGGATATTTTATTTCTACTTCTGAATTACAATTATTTACTAGAGCTGATAGAGATTACCCAGTTGTATCTAAAGATGCTATTACTAGACCAACTATGTTCTCTTACTTTAAATCATTATAAAACAACTTAGCAAAGTTGACACGCTGTATAAATGAAATAAAATCTTTTTTATTACTAAATGAGTTCTACTTCTTACTCAAATACAGGAAATTCTATAATACTAAATGGTAGATCTATAGTTGTTAGTAACATGATAGCTCCTACTTCTCAGATAACTAATTTGTCAGTTGATTTGATTAATGGATTACCTCCTCCATCTGCACCACCAATTGTTGCTCCATTAGGTTCTATTCTAACTGTTACTTCACCAGGAGTCGCTACATTTTACCAAAATGCTGATCTAAATAATATAGACGTTGTAAATTTGGATATTTCTGGTAATCTAAGAACAAATAGTATATCTGGTACTACTAATCAGTATATCAAAAAAACATCTGGTACTACTCAATTATGGAGCAATATATTGGCTTCTGACATTTCTCCTGGTGCTGCTAGTACAGTAATGACTACCAATTCTTTGGGTACAGCTACACAATTTTCTACTAGTATATCAGTAAATGGTGATTTAATATTTAATGGTGATGCTGGAACCGCTGGTAAATTCGTGAAAAAATCATCTGGTACACAAATATGGGATAATATTGATGCTTCTGATATAACTCCTGGTACTAATGGACAAGTAGTAGTCACTTCTGGAGGTGTTAGTGGTTGGGGAACAGCTCCACCATCTGTTATTACTCCTGGACCAATATATTCAATTGCTACTACTGATGGATCTTCAAATGTTGGTTGGAGTTCAACTATTAGACCAACTAATATTTTATTTAATGCAACTAGTCAAACTAATTTATCATATTATGAGGAATTTTCGTTTATTAATACTATGACTATGGAAGATACTAGTAATCTAAATAATTTTATGACATTTACTAGAATTGGTAATAAAGTATCAGTTAAAATTGAATCAAATACAGTTTCTATTGGTGTTTCATTTGATAATTATTACAGATCATTTCCTATTCCATTAAGATTTAAACCTTCGTATGGAGTTAATGTAGATTATTCCGATTATCACTGTGAATTATTAAGATGTACTCAGGGAACAAATATTACTACTGGTGCTGCATATATTGGATTTGGAACTGGTGGTGGAGATGGAATTTGCTATTTATTTACTAATATACAACAATCGTTGAGTTTAGGAGAAGATTTGACAAATTATGCTCATACTTTCAATTACTTGATGAACTAAGTGTATTTTGATTATTATTTTTTATCCACTACTAAATGGCATCTCTATCATATACAGATATTGGATCTACTCCATGCTTACCTGGAAGAAATATTAAAGTTTCTAATGCTCATGTTTGTGACGAATTATCTATTCCACACATTGTTGATTTAGTTGATATTAATGGTTCTCCTTATCCACCAGCAAATCCAGTAGTTCCATTACCACTAATCGCAAGAAAGATATTGCGTACTAATGACACTGCTACTGCTGTGTTATGGGGAGATGTGCCACAAGGAACTGATAGACAAGTATTACAGACAAAATCAGATGCTACTGGTGTAAATTGGACAACTAACTTATCTGTACCTGGAACTTTATCTACTGATTCATCTCTAACTGTAACTGGATCATCTACTCTAACTGGACCTGTAAATGTTGTTGATGATTTACAAATGAATGGAATATCAGGAGTAACTGATACAGTATTACAAAAAACATCTGCTGCTACTCAATCATGGGTATTACCTTCTCAAGTTAGATGTATACGATATGCAACATACTTTCTAGCACAAGATTTAAATTCTGGCGTTGGTCCTACTCCTGTTACATTTGATAATGGAGGTGGTATTGCTAATATCTCTAGAACATCAAGAGGCGTAGCTCCTGGAATTAATCAAACATCAACGACTGATTTTACAGTTGGATTTACTGGTCTTTATGATATTGATATTTGTGGATTCATCGATCCAACATCAACTGGATTAGTATCGACTGTAGTTTCTCTATCATTGGAAATTGCCACTGTTGAATCCACTCAATCATGTGTTGTAGTTAATACGTTTGCATTTACTGGTAAATTTAGTTCTATACCATTATTAGCTGGTCAAGTAGTAAGAATATTGGCTAGACGTATCGCAAATACTGGAACAATGAATACTATTGCTTCTGGCGGATTAGCTCCTAATTTCAGTTCAACTATTGATTTTACACTAGTTTCTATTGTATAATACAACTTTGCGAAGTTGACACGCTAATTACTATTGAATAATATTATTATTTTTGTATTATAAATGTCGTATCCATACAATGATGTCAAATGTAAAAACATAGAAGTGGAAAATGGTATTGCTTTATCTAGCATTGCTCCTGGATTACCATCACAAACGATGGTTATGGATCCTGCTGGATCAGGTTCAGCGATATGGAAATCAAACAGCACTGCATTTGGTAATACTTTATTAGTAATGACAGCACAAAATTATAATAGTGGAGTAACTGTAGCATTGACGTTTAATTCGTTTACCAGTAATAATCTAACATTTGGTCCAACTACATTTTTACCATTTAATACTACTGGTATTGGTCCATTCTCAACATTAACATGTGCTATTAGTGGATATTACAGATTCTTTGTTGATATCGCATTAACTAATGTAGATCAAACATCATCACAAGTATCATTTACATTACTAGTTGACAATTTTGCTGCTGGTAATAAATTATATTCTACTGTTTTACCTGCTGCTATAGCTGGAAATAACACAATAAATGGAACTATATATAGAGCCATCAATGCTGGACAAGTAATTAAATTTAGAGCTGATCGAGTAGTAGGAACTGGTAATTTGAGTGCATTTGCTAGTAGTTCTAATGTTAGTATTGATTTAGTATCTGTAGTCTATTAAACGACTCAAGCCGGAGTCGACACGGCTATTATTAAACGACTCAAGCCGGAGTCGACACGGCTATTATTGAAGTACTAAAAAATAGTTAGTTACTTTTTTATCATTTAGCGCGGTTGAGCGGCAAGACGCTCAGTTAGAATTCACCAATCTTAGTAATTGTCAACATTGTTATTGGATTACTATATAGTGGATTATTCAGTAGAAAATTAGGTCCTCCATTGTATTTTTCTCCTATTACTCTTAAATTATCACTTGCATTCATTACTACATCGTAATACATATAAAATGGGCATGGATTAATTGATGTTCCAGCGAATGTTGTTAAATTACCATATACGATTACACTGTTAATCTCGAATGAAATCATAGTTTGAGCTGTACAATCTGACATCAAGCACTGAAACTCTAATCTGTAAATACCAGGATCGTTAATTGTAAATTCTGTAACTCCATATGCAATTCCTGCTAAATTCAATTGTTCAGTATCGAAACTAATTGGTATTGGAGAACCATTTAAATCTTGTACTTTATTAGTTGTATCTTGGAACTGAGATACTAATCCAGTTATTTGTTTCCATTCATTAACACCGTTATTATCATAGATCACTTGTTTATTAGATCCTGAACTACCGCTGATTGCAATATCGTTTATATTCACATTAGAAGCTGAAAGAGATTGATATGTATATGACATTTAGATTTAAAAAAGGATTCTAATTGATAATGTTAGGTGACTCATGGTATTATTGGATTACGTTCTCCAGTTCTAATTACTAATTGTAAATAATCTCTAGATGACATAGTCTTCTTAGTAGTCTTTCCATTTTCTGTAATTATCTGTATGACATCATCTTTTACAATATTATAATTTGTACCACCATTTACATACATAGTTTGTCTTTTACTTTCTTTTTTGTTGTTCATTTATTTTATAGTAAAAAAGTAATATATTTAAATAATAGCATTTACAATATGCAACTTATGTTTCTCTTCAATATCTTTAATAGAGTCTTCAATTGTTAATTTATTCCACAATAAGTTCTTAGCCCAGAATCCAGCTTTATGGAAGTCATTCCAATCTTCTTTTGTTGCGTGACGTTTTGTGTAATTATCTTTTCTCTTATCATCTTTATGAGTTGTATAATCATCGTAACCAGATGCACCGAAATGAATTGTCTTAGTTTTACCATCCTCTACAATAATTGCTGAATATTTTTTATCCTTCCTATTACTATTAGTAAGTACTACAAGCATTTAATAATTTGATAAATATTTATTTATAAAAGATGTATACCAGTTTTATAGGTAAAGAAGCTATTGAGGAATTGGGTGAAATAATAACATGTGTATATATACATATTAAGTATGAAGTTGTAAAGGCTAAACAATATATGCTATGGCTTGGATTTCGCAACGATTTGCTGATCGAATTTGAAGGTATGTTATTCTTTTACCAGAAAGATGAACTAATGCCAAGATATAATGTAGAAGGTGAGTTTTATAAAATAGTGTCTGGTGCTGATATATGGGAATCATTTCCTAGTTTACCAGATTACAAGTATAGAACAATAAATGATGGTATAATTTGTATTTCATATTTACCAGTACAATAAATGAAGTTAAGTAAACAACAAGAAGATATGAGAACTAATGATCACGTACAATCTATATTGTTAAGTAAATCAGAATATAGTTTGGCTGATACGTGTGTTATGGTTAATGCTATTGGATTTAATTGCTTCTACGTTGATGACAAAGGAAGATTTTATAGAGTTAGACAATTCAATCCTGGTTCATTGAGAAAAAATCCAAGATATAAGAATATAAAATCTGATAGATACTCTGGAATTGAATTCGTGATAGAATACTAATTATAATTCATGTACATGAATAAAGTAATCATCACTATCTAATATAGAAGTACCATCAATTTTAATTACTCCACTAATTTTTTGTATTACTGTGATATTTGATTCTAAATCAGTAAATACATTATTGTTTAACATACTAACTCTAAATTGATTTTGTGACTCACAGTAAATAGTAGAAAAGTCTTCAATATCCTTTTCACATTCAACTGCACCTCCAGAGTGTTCGATTACCATACTTGACTTCTTAATAGTGAAATTAGTAACACCGATTAATACTTGAGGTTGTTGTCCTTGAATACTATATTGTAACAGCATTTTGTTATTGGTAAAATATTAATTTATAAAATAGATCTTGCATTTTTTAACCTTTGTACTTTGAATGGTATATAATATAGTTTTACTATTCTATTGTTTTCAGTTACTACTTCTTTATATTCTGATATATATAAGTTATCATACATTTGAT